GTTCAAATCTAATTTATAGGAGGAGCTCTTATGGAAAGAGCAAATGATCCCAAAGAGGGATCTGCACCATCCAGAGGTGAAACCCCGGATGAGACCAAGCGTTCTGTCCCTAAGCAGGGAAAAGGGCAGAATGGACGTCACGATGGTAAGAAGGAGATAACTACCTTCCTAAGTCATGATGCTGCAGCACGTATCGTCAGGAAAAGTCTTGATATCGCAGCAACGATCCTCAGACGTACAGGAGAGGTTGTTGTCGATGGTTGGCGTAGTCGCTTAGGAAACCATTTCATCAGACTGACCCGCGGTTCGTTCGACCAACACAGAAGCGGAACCTGGCCTGGATTGACCTTCCAGCAAGTCGCCAAGAAAACTATGGCGATAGTATTAGCCGGTCAGCTTCGCACGGGACAGCTCTACGGTTCACCTAGGATAGCCGGAGAGCTAGTCGCGGTTGAAGAGCACCAAGCTGAAAAGATTGGTCCGAGAGGTTGCTTTCAACCGTGGCCATTGTGGGGTGATGAGAAAGTTCAGAAAGTCTGGACTCCGAAGAAACCTGGTCCAAAATTCAATGAGGAAGCACTTCGCTTAGCTCTTTTGGATCTGCAAAACGCGCATCCCCAAGGCGTTATCGACGTGGACGAATCTAGCATACACGAGGGACTCAAAACCTCAAGTAGTGCTGAAGATTCAGACCTCTCATCGCTTGATACTACCACCAATTCCGGTTTTGGATCGTGGGTAAAAGGTTGGTTCCACAGAGTCTGGGACTCGACTGTTACCGTTTACCAAAGAGCGGTTCAAGTTATATTGGTGAATCAAGCTCGTTCTACCTGGAAGAAGCTCTTAAATATTGCTACATGGAAAGAAGGCGCAGCAATCCTCCATTTCACAAGTGTAGCTAACCAGAGAACGAACGTCTCGGCTGGTTATAAGCCGACGGCGGAAAATACCTATAAGGGAAAGCTTATAAGTAAGCAACGTGTCGTGCAAGCAATGCCTAAGCTGGACACTTTGATCGCAAAACCTTTTATTAACAGGTTGATTAAAGCTACAACTGAACATCTTGTGAACACAGACGGTAGTCATGTGTTCTGTGCGTTGACTACTCCAGAGCGTATCGCCAAGAACATGCAGCAGATCCTGGCGACAGCTGCTAAGCATAATCTGACAGTGTTAAGTACTGACTTTTCAGGCTTTGATGAGACAATACCCGCTTGGTTGGCCTTTAGAACGGCTGAGGCTGTCTCGCACTGGATGACTCCGAGGGCTGGAAAGATTTGGCTCTCTCTGATTTATGCCGAGTTCTATCATACGTCGTGTCTGACACCAAGCAGATACTTCCCAGAAGGCGAGTCCAGCATGAAATCCGGAACCGGTCCTACAAACATGATGGATAGCTTGATCAATTACGTATCCCAAAGGTATGGATTACACGCAGGGTATTATAAGTCTATACTTTGCCAAGCAGTGCAGGGTGACGACGCAGTCTTGCTGGGTGATGGCATAACCCCAGAATCTTTCGAGGCTTGCGTTGCTGATCTTGGTTTTGTTGGAAACGCATCTAAG